TGAAGGGCTTGCGCCCAAAGTCATCATCTATATAATACGCAGCACATTTTAGGACTATAGCTCAGTTGGTTAGAGCACCACCTTGACATGGTGGGGGTCGGCGGTTCGAGTCCGCCTAGTCCTACCAAATTTGTGAATAAAAACAGCGCTTTACGGATGATGCCGAAGCGCTGTTTTTTATTGTGGTCTGGCGTGTCAGCACATTGTCAGCAGGCGGTGAGTGATAGGTACGGGCGGTGGCCTGCTCCGTTTCGATGCCTCCCAGACGGTCTAATTGACCTCCTCGGCTGTCGGTGGCCGATACCGGAACCCGGTATCAACTACCCCCAATGGGGGTAGTTAGCGCCAGCATGAAACTATCGGAATCCCGGTATTAAACTCCTCGCATCTGAGGAGCTACCCGCCAACAGCGTCAGCTCTGGCCTACAGGCAGGTTCGGTCTGCGGTTTGATAGCTTCAGACAATGGCGATAAATGCACCAATAACGCTGGCATGTTTTTTGAGTGCCGTCACACCTTCCGTAAAAGCTGAATCCATCTCTGCAACAATCTTTTTAATGCAAAATCCGTGCCTATGATTTTTTTCTATCAATGCTGCCGGCCACCTGCATCCCAAATATGGAGGGCGGTGTCTGAGAGGGGTAGTTTGACCTTCTGAGACTGGATCTTGACCGTCAAATTGATGTGCAAGGCCATGACATGGCAGAATCGAGGCCTCAAGAGGCATGTGTCAGATAAATACTGTCACTGTACAGCCAGGGCGTACACAAACCTCAGTGAGCCTGTATGGGTATCAATGATCTGTGCAACATAACAAAAAGCCCAGCGCATTGGCTGGGCTCTGTTTGACAGGAGTACTCAAGCAGCGATTGCTTCTTTCCACCCCTGATCTGATTCTTCAAAGCAAAACAAATCGTGCTCTTTTATATCGAGCTCAGCCAGCTTCTCGATCAGGCCTTTCACTTCATCATCCTCATAGTGCCCCATTGCTACCACTCGAATGAAGCGTTCGGCCATGGATGTAGGGCCTTTTTTCTCCCAGTTTGCTACGGTCTGGTCTTCAACGGCCAACAGCTGCCCCAGCCTTTTCTGGGAGAGGTTCATCTCTTTGCGCAGAAACTTCATTTCTGCACCGGTCAGCTTTGACGGAGATTCGATGATAGCCAGTGCTATTGCTTTGTGCAGGCCTGGAACATCTTCAATGGCGACCCCTTTACCATACGGAGTGTCATACTCCTTATATCCATTCTTTAGATAGATGTTCGGCAGACCACAGCTAGTGTAGTGATACATGCCTTTCCCTCCTGGTTACGCAATCCCTTTGCGACTTGCTCTAATTCACTTGGTGGTTTGGTTGTGTTTTAAAAAGCTGTAATGACGATTGCAAAACAGCTGGATTCTTCAAGAATCGTGTAATCAATTGCCACTGCAACTGTCAGGTAACTGCCTGCTGATAACCCTTCAACACGCATTTCCCAGCTGCCCTTGGCAGACATTGATGGACCCTCAACAATCGATCCTGTACTCAGTACCCTTATGACATCAACGCGCGTAATGCCCCGCTGGGCCATCCTCTGTTCAGCATGAGTTGTGAAGATCAGCTTTCTTGTATCTTGCGCCGAGTCTTCTAGAATTTTTTTCGCTTGGGCCAACTTCAGTGGCAGCTTAACAACTTGCTTTTCGCTCATGGTTTACCCGTTCCAATCAAAGTCAGCTATGCCTCCCTGCCACCTATGAACCTATAAAACTTATACCATAAGGATTATAGGCTCAGTACATGCCACCAAGCAACACTGGGACTTTATACATACCACCTTTACCTTCTCGGTAAGATGCGTTCCTCTACTTGCGCGCACTCCACCCTGTATTATCTCCCAAGACCGCCACACCCTCGGTTTATTACCGAATAGAGTGAACTCGTTGCCTGCCGGTAGCTGCTAGTATGTCCTGCGGCTGCTTCCCGCCAGCAATCGCGGTAACATCTAACCACTGCAAGGTTGTTCTGCTCAACATCTCACCATTTTTCAAGCGCCAGAATCTATCAAAGTCACTGTGAAGCTCTGAGGGGCCTTCGGCAGCATTTCGCCTGACGGGGTACGCATAATGTACGTACCCCATTGTGTGGGCAGGGCCTGCGGCAGCGCCAACAGGCCGGGGGGGAGTGTCCAGCACCAGCCGGACGGGGGTAGGCGGCAGGTTAAGAGCGGAATTTACCGCTTCTAACCGCCGTTCGAGGGGTCGTTAAATCTTCTCGGCCAGCGCCAGCTCGACCAGTCGTTCCATCTCCACCATGGCATCGGCCATAGCCTTTTCCATCGCCTTGTTGGCCAGGCCTGGGGTTTTATCAAACACGTTGGGTATGGCGGGGCCAAACTTCTCTTTCAGGGGCAGGCGGCCGTCATAGTTCGGGTTGCCAATATCGCGTTCAACGATCCGCCCTTTGCCGCCGTTGCCCTTGTGAAGCTTGAAGGCATGGCGGTAGATCTCTCGGCTGCCGCCTTTCCAGATGGTGAATGCAACGCCTCGCTTGCCTGCTCGGTGCTTGTAAAGTGACAGGCTGATCGGGCTGCCCTTGATCTCGAAGCTGGCGACCGCGTGACCCTTGTTGGCTTTCTGCTTGATCTTCACATGGTCACGTATGTGCTTTTTGGGCAGCGTGATCTGGCTCCCGATCTCATCCACTGCCAGCTTACGGCCGCGCTTGGCGCCGAAGTTCAGGCCGCGCCAGACCTGCCGGCGGATCTCGATCACGTCATCCAGCAGCTCCATGATTCGGCGCTTGTCCTGCTCGTTGAATTCAACTTTGATTTGCGGATCTGCCATATCAATCTCCTGCGGTGAGACCGCTCTGTCGTTCCAGGTCTGCCTTGCGCTTGCGGGCTGCTACGTTGGCGCGTTGGATCTCGGCAGCACGATACCCACGCTTCGCCACTGCGGCATCCAGAGATTCAAGGTCATGCTCGATTTCGGAAACGGTCGCGCGCACGTCTTGAGTTGGGTGGATGTGCGGCCAGCGGTGGGTGCGCCAGTCGCGCTTGTTGTAGTCGGCGTAGTGGTCAGCGTAGCCAGGGGCCTCAACAGCACGCACGGCAACACATTGATCGGTGAACCACTGCCCCACGCGCTCGCAAATCTGGTGGATGGTCAGATGATCCTGGGCCATTTCCATTTCACGGCGGTACTCCTGAATCATTGCCCGGTACACCCTGTCATTGACCCTTTCCCAATCGCCGGTCATCAGCTGGTAAAGGCTCTTGGCGCCCGCGGCAATGGCCAGCAGCTGGTGCCTTTGGAAGTCACGGTAACCGGCACCCGTGTTGTCACCGTCGAACAGCGTCAACTTCTCACCAATCGCGCCTGATAAGATTGTTCCAGGCTGGGCGTTGATCTCCGGCACGTCTGCACCTTCGTCCATGGGCTCACCGGTGATCGGGTCGAACTGCCAATCCGCCTCACCGCTGTACTCCTTCTGAAGAAAGCCGGTGAAGGGCGCTCTGGACTCCTTCCGCTTGAGCTCGCTGTCTTCGTAACTGTCGTAGGTATGAGCGCGCAGCAAGGCCGGGACGATATCCGGCTCACCGCGCACTTGGCCCGGCCGCAACGGCAGGAAGTGGTGCAAAATATGGCTGGATGGGATCCGGATCAGCGTGTTGGCGTCAAAGCTGCTACTGTCGTGCGGGTGCTCTTTGTGTACCCAGATGGCCACCAGTCGGCCTTTGGGGCTGTATTCCTTTGATGCAATGATACGGTTGCCGTTGGCGCGGGTGCGGTTGTGATCAAGCGGCACCATATCCGGCTCCAGTACCTGTAGCGCCATCGGGATCTGCTGGCTGCCTGCACTCAGGTAGCGCACACGAATGAACACTTCACCGGCGACACGTCGAGATCGTACCGCTTGCGCCAGCAGCCCGTAGTAGTCGAGCGATCGATCCATAGCGGCATAACCGGTCCAGGTATCCCAGAGCTTGTCCATTTTCATGTTGAACTCGACGTTGCTGCTGTCGAACATCGGGACGATGCCGGTGCCGACCTCGTTGGATACGTTGCGGTCGATGGCTCGCTGAATCCACGGGTTGTTCCGATACGCTTGCCGGCTGCGGTTGCGCAGCGTATTGAGAGCGGCATTCAGGATCCTGTTTGGCCCGGTCGCTGGTGCATTCCAGCCAGATGCGCGCCGGCCATGAGTGGCACCTTCGTATGCCTGGGATCGGGTCAGAATGGGCAGGCCGTTTTTGATGCGGATGCGCAACTTGCTCACAAGACCCCCTTATTCACGTTCATGCGAAAGGCCCGGCGCGGCCGGGTGCCGGTGTCGGCCTGAAGCGTCTTGGCGATCAGCTGTTCAGCCTTCATCAGTTCATTCAGTGAGCGGTAGGTCACGGACTTACCATCGGCGAATCTCACGGATTTTTCACCGGTGGCGATTGCCTCCCGGATGCTGTCGAGGTCGTCCTGAGTGAAGGCCATAGGGCTGCCACCATGCGTGTTTGAGTCGTATGTGATTAACATCCAGTATAGCTTTATACTGTACAGATTCACAGTTATCGGGACGGAAGGCATGGCTCTGAATGCAAAGATGCGCCAGCGTATCGATGGCCTTATTGGCATTTATCTGAACGCACTTGAAGCACACAAATCAGGCTGGAATGACCGCAATGCGTTCGCGGCGTTTGAAGAGTACCAGGGTGATCTGCCAAGCACGGCCACGAGGTGGAGAGCTTCCGACTTTGTGCTGAATCAGGCGAATCAGCTGCGCGGCCAGCATGCCAAGCTGCCACTGGCGGTGTTTCTGCTCGGGCGCGTGAAGGCCTGCACCTGCGGCGGGTCAGATGCCGGTTGCAGTAGCTGCTCAGGGCTTGGTATTTCCTTCTCGGGTGGTGTACTGAAAGAACAGTCGTCACTGGCCCTGATCGGCAGGATCTATTACTCCGGCGCCACTGCCAGAAAGGTTGCTGAAAAGATCGGAATGTCTGAAAGTGGTTTTGCTCGGCGGCTCACGAAAGCCCGTGAAGAGGCTGCGGCAGAATTGGAAAAGATCGACCTGTTGACCAGGCTGCTGGCGGCAGAGCGTCAGCCGTCCATGGTCATGTCTTGATCGTCCGGCTCGGCGTTGATTATGGCCTCATAGAGCTGCTGGCGTATCACATCAATCGAGTCACAGACCCTCATAACTGCATCGGCATTGAGGCCGCAATCGCGCTCCAACATGTCGGGGATCACATCCAGCCCGTTGGCCACTGCCTTGGCCAGCACGGCCATTTCACGGTGGGCCTCGTCCGCTGGTATCAATTGCCGGAGCTCTTTCTCCAGCTTCACCCGCTCAGTTTCCGACTGGAACCACGCCTTGCGATCTGTCGGCAGCATTTGGTCTGGGTCTTGCGTGTCGCCGGTTGTCAGGTCACTAAAGACGGCTCTGGCCACGTCCTTGAGCGCATAGATATTGGCATTGTTCCGGACGCCTGCCGGCACAACTCCGGCCGCTTGAATGCGCTTCCGGATGGTATCCCGGTGCAGCCCCAGCGCATCTGAGAGCTTGGTCAAGTTCCAGCAGTAGGCCTCTTGGATGCTACTGATCTCTGCCATGTTTTATCCCTTCTGAATCAACAGCTTCAACACCCCTGTTTCCAGCAACCACGGGGCCTAGAGCCAGGTGCTGCTGACGACCCTGAAAACCCGAAAATTTCTCGAAAACCACGAGCTTGCTCTGACCCGCGGTAATTTTGAAAACGCCAGGGGCCCCCTGTTTTCCCTGCTGGGGCCGCCGTGGCTAAGCTGTGGGCTTGATTCAGGAACATACTTGAACACATTTACCTCTATGCTACTCGTGCTGCTGTTGCTTTCCTGCGTGGCCTTATGTGCTTTTGGGTTTAGATTCCTAATCAGAAATCCCATCGAAAGGTGATTTTAAATGGGACCAAATACCCGGTCTCTAAAAAGAAAAGGGGGCTGGTCATTAAAATACTCAGGTTGTGCCGCCTTCGTAACCAAGAAGCATGTCGTACCCTTCTGCGTTAACCCGAGTTTGGATCGACTGAAGGACCTCCCACATGAACGCTTCCAGGTGGGGCTGCAATCCGGCTCCGTCGATCTGAATAGCCGCGTCACCGCGATCAAAGGCCTCTGTTCTGGCTCTGATCGCATCGGCTTGGGCATCCATTAGCTCGGCTTGTGCCTCTGTGAGCTGGCGTTGCATAGCCAGAGCCTCATCTCGACGGCGCGATTCGTCTTCAACGATCTCCATCATTTCGCGGTAACCACTTGATGAGGTGGAAGAGAAGCCGCCCAGAAGTCCTGCAAGATCTGTTAGTGTCTCGCCAGTACTTGTGATGGTGTTGTTGATTCCTTCGATGATCGAGATGGCTTGCTGGCTTTGCAGGCGCAGCTCTTCCAGCTCCATGTTGAATTTCAGTTCGATAATTTTCAGGCGCTCATCAGATCGAATCTGCTCGAGCGCTTCTTGGTGGTCATATACAAGCTGGGTCTGGCGGAATAGCTCATCTGACGCTTGCTTTCTAAGTGCGGCTTCTTTCTCCAGTGCCTTGTTTTCTTCTTCTTTTGCGTCCTTCGTATCTTCCAATACCTTGAGCAGCCCTTTGCGCTCAGCCTCTTCTGCTGCGGCCGCATAGGTCTGGCGCTCCGATTCGGTTAGGCTATCCTTCTGGGCCTGTGTGAACTCACCCCAAGCTTCCGCCATTACCTTAACGGCTTCAGTGCGCTGTTTATCTCGCTCAGCACCATCACGGTTGATTTCATCCAGAAGCTTCTGAGCTTCGCCTGCCTCTTCCAGAATCTGTATCTGTTCTTCGTATGATTTATTGGAGAACCGAACACCCTCTGCCAAGCGCTCATCAATGCCGGCTGCGTATTCTTTCGCCTCGTAAAGCTTACGGACGGCTTCTGGTGCAGAGTCAAGGTACTCCTGGTTACCTTTCATTGCCTCCGTGAAGGCATTTGTCCATTGTTCAAGCTGCTTCTGCTCACGTGCCGCACGCTCACTGGCTGTTTCCAGCCCAAGCAATCCATCGACAAAGTCCCTCAGTGGCTGGGTATCATTGGCCAAGTACAAAAGGCCACCCATAACCGCCACCAAGCCAGTGACCGGGTTAGCCAGTAGTGGAACAAGCTTCCCTACCGAAACCGCAACCCCGCCTATGCCGCGTGCACCACCAAACAGGATCATGGCATCTGCCGCTGTACTGGCTGCCGGTAGTAAAAAGTCCAATGCAGTTGCCAAGCCGCCTATGGTGCCTGCAAATTTGATCAGCGACTGGTCACCTTCGGTGAAGTAGTTGGCAAGCTTGCCCAGCATGGTGAGGAGCGGCTGAAGTGAGTCGACATACTCGGCGCTGTAATTGGTCATTGCCGTAACGCCATTTACCAGCGCCTGTAAGGCAATACGCAGATCCTCAGCCTTGGTCAGATCCAGCCCGCCGAATATCTGACCAATCTCAGTCCCCAGTGTATCGAGTGCGGACAGCAGGCCATCGAAGTTCAAATCCTTCAGTGCTTCAGGGAGCGCCTCGGCAATACCCGTCAACAACTCGGTCAGCTCGCCACCATTGGCATCGATCGCCGCATAGATCTCCCTGAATGCGCCTTCCTTGATGCTGAAGCTGACGCTGTTGAAGATCTGGCCAATGCCATCAACTACATCGGCGTAGGTGTCCAGAATCGGCAAGCCAGCTTCCGTGAATGCCGCCCCGATGCGATTCATCAGCGTCTGGTTGACGTTCTCGAACTCTTTGGCGAACTTCTCGCTGGCAGTCAGGGCAACACCGCTACGGTCTGCCATCGCTTCCAGCGCTTCGTTGTACTTGCCGGCAGAGTCATTGGCCAGGACCAGTGCGGCCTGTACTGCCTCAGTGGACCCGAACAGTTTCACCATTTCCTGAGCACTGCCACCGGTGGCGTCCAGCAGCTGGCGCATAACGCCATCAAGACCGTCAGTCTCAAGTGACACGCCGCCCAAGGCTGCAGAGAGTTCATCGGATGGCTTCAGCAGTTCGGTCAGAAGGGCCTTCAGCTTGGTGACCGATTCGCTTGTTGAAGTGCCGCCGGCTGTCAGCGCGGCAATGGCCGCATTTACGTCAGCAAAGGGCACCTTAGCCGCGCTGGCAACTGAAGTGACGCCGGCCAGTGAATTTGCCAGCTCGGGCAGGCTGGTCGCGCCCTTCTGAACAGTCGTGAAAAGCACATCGCTGTAATCGCTGGCCTCATCAACTGACGCACCATAGGCGTTCATGGCACCAGCCAGCAGGGTGGTGACCGCCTGCAGATCCTCACGCCCCGCGGTCGCCAGTACCTCAGCCTGCGATACGGCTGCAATCGCATTTTCCCAGTCGGTACCAGTCGAGATCGCTTGATACACCGCGCCGTTAATCTCATCGATGCTGGACGTGCTGTTCTTGGAATACTCCAGAATCTGGTCCTGCAACAGGCCAACCTGATCAGCCGTACCGTTGAACAGCGTGCCGATCTCAACCACACTTTCACGGAACTGGCCGGCTTGATTGACGGCCACACCGGCCATGGCCACACCCATGCCAAGCAGGGCACCTTCAGCCTGAACCAGGCTCTTGCTCCAGTCGGCTATCGGACCGGTAACGCTTCCGACACTGTTGGTCAGGCCTTCGATTTGCTTGCCCACGTTGCCGACTGTTCGGCCCAAGCCAGCATCGGAGCCGGTGAACAGGATCTCAATTGTCTTTTGCAAACTAGCCATGGAGACCTCCGATCGGCAGGGTGTTGTTGCGGAGTGATAGTTTTGTCATCAGTTCAGTTTCAAAGCGCTTGGGGATCAGCCCGAGTTCGGCCGACACCTTGATCA